AGCCTCCACGTACTGCATGGCCAGGCCCATGGACGCCTCAATGACGTTCATGCCCTTCTGCAGGCCAGTGTTCAGCGAGGCCTGATAGTCGATGCCAGCATCTTTGTACGCCTTGACCACGTCGCCGGCGCCGATCTTCTCCATCCAGTTTTTGAAGTTGTTGGCCGCTTCGTCCGAACTGCCGGCAGTCTTCATCTGCACTTGCAGCATCGAGCCCAGCGACGACACAGCGTCAAGGCCAGTAATGCCGTTCTTTTCCATGCCGGCCAGCAGTTGCGGGAACCACTTGGCCATGTCGCTAGCCTCGAAGCTCCCCGCCTGCCCCTGATAAGCGATGGCCTCCAAGGCCTGCTGCATGACCTTCGGGTCGGTGATCTTGGCATTCTGCTGCAGCGCCATAATCATGCTGGCCGTGTCGACGCCAGAAGCCCCCTGCCCGACCGCGAACGCCGCCGCAGTCTTGGAATAGGCCATGGCCTTGTCCAGCTCCATGCCGGCGCCGACCAGTTGGTTAATAAGATCGGCCACGTCATTGCGGGCCATGCCGGTATCTTTTGAAGTCTGGATAACCGACCGGCTCAGCTGCACCTCTTCGGGCTGATTGACCGCGTCGGCCTTGATCGCAATGTCGCGAATGATCGCCTGATAGTCCGCGCTGATTTTGGTGGGCACGGCCGTCAGGCCAATGCCCACCGCTGCAGCACCCACCGTGGACTTGAGCGAAGCCCGGCCGGCGGCAATTCGTTCGTGCCCCTTCACCTGCAGGTCGGCGGCCCTGGCATCCCGGCCCAGGCGCTGATACTCCCGGCCCAGGCGGCCAACCTCCACGCCTTGCTTGCGCAGAGCATCAAGGTTGCCATTGAGCTTGCGTAGCAGCTTGTCAGCACTGGCCGCGCCGGTGTCGTGCGCCCGCTTCCACTCCGCCTGCAGCTTCATGGTTTCGCCAATGGTGCTCTGCAGCACCTTGGCCTTGTCGCCCTTTTTCTTGAGCTTGTCGATTCCGCTTTCGACCGTGCGGAAAGCTGCCCCGACCGACGACGCGACGGCGCCGCCAATCACCAGCGATAGCGCCAGTTTGCTTGCCATCGGTAACCCCCTTAGCGGCTCAGTCCGTGAGCCACCAGACCATGTCGGACCACGGCATGGTCATGATTTCAGCTGACGAAAAACCCAGCTCAGTGGCCAGCCGTTTGGCCAGCCCCTTTTGCACCGAGGGGTTAAACCTCGTCGTCTTGCACCAGACGAAAGTAACCGGTCTGCAGGCGCGTGTAGTCCTTGACCGCCAGCCCTTCCAAGTCCTTGGTGGCGACCTCAGCCAGGCTTGCAAACAGGTTCAATTCGGCTTGCTCTTCGTCGCCGGCGGCCGTAGTCGACGCCGCACGCACGTCACGCACAGTCGGCGCACGCAGGCGAATGGAATCGGTCTGTACTCCGTTCAATTCCGTGGGGCGGCTCAGGCGCACGGTAATGCCGGCGTCGGTCAGGGTCAGGAATTTAGGCAGTGGCTTGGTCATGATGTGGCTTCCTTGAAATTATGAGGGGGATTACAGGCCCAGGGCCTGGCGTTGCGCGGCCAGCTGGTCGACGCCGTTGATGACGCGGCGCATGCCCAAGGCGTCGATTTCGTACACCACGCGGCCGTCGACTTCGAGCTTGTAGTAGGTCAGGGCCACGGCGTGCTTGATTTCAGCCTTGTCGCCGGCCTTCCAGTCGCCCATGTCGATTTCTTTGAGCGAACCACGCAGGGTCACCGCCACCGGCTTGATAGCGCCTTTCAGGCCCTTAAAGGCGCCACGGAACGTGCCGTTGAAGGCCGTACCGTCGGCCAGGCCAAAGAAAATCAACGCCTCACGGCGCACGCCCGTGGTGGTGAAGCTCGCTTCTTGCTTCTCCATGCCCATGTCCAGCTCAACGGGCATATCCATACCGCCCGGGCGGTGCTCTTCCATCTTGAGCGTGAGTTTTGGCAGGGTCAGGCTGGGTACATCGCCTTGGAAGCTGATGCCGTCCACGAACAAGTTCAGGTTGGCCAGGGTTTCGGGAATCATTGCCATGGTGGTGCGCTCCTTAAGCGGCGGTGTCGAGGACTTCGGTCAGCCACTGGTTGGTGACTTCAACTCGGAAATTGGGGTTTTCAGCCGGCGGCACGTCGGTAAAGCGGATGTTCCAGTACACCTTGCCCTGCTCCAGCTGGCTGGCCGTGTTCAGCTCGGTGTCGGCGTACACTTCAAAGTTGATGATTGCGCCCTGGGCTTTCAGGTCGCGCATGAAGTTCTGCAGGCCTTCGGTCACGTCCTTGACGTAAGTGGCGGTGATCGAACGGTCGACCGCCCATTTGTGGCCGTACAGGATCGCGTCCATGACGATATCCATGGTCCGCACGCGGGTGACGAAGGCCCATTTCGCATCGCTCGACAGGGTGCGGTTGCCCCACAGGCGGAAACCATCCTCGCGGATGATCGTCGCGATCTTCGCGTTGTTGAGCAGGTTGGCCCGGCACGTCTCGTCACCGTCGAGGAACTCGATAGGGCGAGTGGTACCGGTGATGCCGACGAACTCTTTGTTCGACGGCGAGGCCCAGAAGCCATATTCGCTGTCAGTCCAGGCGAACAGGCCAGCCACCCAGGCCGAACCCGGGGCGTCGACGGTGGCGTTTTTGGTGGTGTCCCAATACTGCACGCCAGGGTCAACCATGAACGCGCGTTTGGCACCAAACCCGGCCGCATAAGCGATGGCCGCTTCGTCCGTGGTGGCCGGGCCGTCGAGGATGGCGATGCCGCGCAGCTTGTCGGCCAGGTTCACCAGGGCCGTGCCGACCGCCTGGGTTGCGCTGTGCTTGGGCGCGACCAGCAAGCGGGGTTGGGCGTTGAAACGGCTTTTACCATCGCGCAGCGCCTGCAGGCCGGTACGGGTGCCGTTGGCCAGCACGCCGCCGATGATGGCCGATGTTTGCTCGGCGGGGTCGGTCAGCTTGGCCACGCCGCAGGCGACAATCACAGCCTTGGCCCGGGTAAAGATGGCCTGACAGGCTTTGGTGATCGCCGCGTCAGTGCCGAACGCCGCCACCGCTTCACGCTCGCTGGTGATAAGCACCAGGTCGTTTGCCTTGGCGGTAACGCCGGCACCTGGGGTGAAGGTGTCGACCAGGCCGATGATGGACGACGAAGGTAGGGCAATGCTGCGCGCGCCGGCATCGACGTTCGTTACGGTAACGCCGTGAAAGAAACCACTCATAAAACCAATCTCCAGATGTGAGAAAGCCCCGCGTGCGGGGCTTGTGGTACTGCGGAAATGAAAACGCCCCGTCAGTGCAGGGCGTCTACTGGGTTTGCGATGCCACCCAGGTGGCCAGCGCTTCGTCGTTGGGGCTACTCGGCCACTCGTCATCGGCCGGGGCACTGCTGGTGATATCTAGACGCCCCAACTCAATGCGATAGACCTTCCACGCTTTCAGCGCTTCGGTTTCGGCCTGGCTGGCCATCTCCAGATCGACAGCGTCCTGCAGGATGCTTATGCGCCCGGTCGCGTACTGGTTGGCCAGCTGTTGCTTGCGGTAGGCCTCTCGGCGCGCCGCCTCAGCAATGGCCGCCTCGTCCGGCACCCACTTGTCATCCTCCCAGGTGTCGAATGGCGTTTCGGGTGCCTGCAGGGTGTAGCCCTCGGGCAGGTCGCCCAGGGCCTGCCACTGGCGGGGCTCGCCCGTGTCGGTGCTGTACACCTTTGCACCGCGATGGTCGGCCACCTGCACCCACCCGTCAGCCTCACGATTCAGCAAGGCAGCAAAGCCAGGCTCTACTGCAGGGGGCTCAATCAGGTAACTGTGCCCCGGTAATGCCCATACGCCAGGCTCCAGCGGGCTCGGGGTAGCTTCCCCGATGCCCAGATACTCGCCGGTGCCGCGATGCACGCAACACACCTTCGGCGCGTCGACGCCAGGCAACTGCCACCAAGGCAGTTCGGGCAGTTCAATGAACTCCTGCAACTCTGTCAGCTCCTGCAGGTCTTGCAGCTCGGTGACCTCTTCGCTCATAAATCCCTCAATACTTGATGCAGGCCAGATAGGCCCGGTTGGCCATGCGCGTTTCATTACCCCCCGCGGGGTTGATGGTCAGGCCGTGCGTGTGGGCGGGGGCCGTGGTGGTAGTAAGGGTTTGCGTACCGTCGCTCATTTGATCGCCAAAGACAGCGTTCCCCCCAGTGGTTAAAAACTCGGCCGCGATTCGCTCACGCGTAAAAACCGTAGCGTGCGCATGCGCACCACCACTGTTGGCAGTACCATCGTGCACGTGCGCTTCGTTCTGGCCCGCCTGGGTAGAGAACAACACCCGGCCCGAGTCGGCCGCGTTAAGGCCGTCAGTCCAGGCGCGGTCGATCAACTCGCGGTCGTCTGGCACGTTGAACGTGGTAGATCCGTCGCCGGCGCCAAACTTCGTACCGATGGCCGCAAACAACGCGGCATAGGCGGTCCGCGAGTAGGCCGCACCGTTACGCGGCAGCCAACCGGTTGGCGCGCTACTCAGCGCAAAGTGCGATACCTCGCCAGGCGGCGCCGCAGCCGTTAAGGCGGCATTCATCGCGTCGACGGTCGGCGTCTCTGCCAGCTTGCCCCGGCTGGACACAAACCAGCCGGTATTGGTGTTGCTCACCAGCTCCACGTATTCGCCGCTTTGCAGTACCAGGGTGGCCAGCGTGACGCCTGCCACAATGCTGCCGCTGCTAGCGTTGATGGATAGCGTGGCCCCGGTCGGGTTACGGAACGCGTAGGCCGTGCCCCCTGGCGCGTCTGCCGCTGCCGGCAGAGTAACGGTCAGGTTATTCGCGTTGGCCTGATACAGCCGGCCCGACTGCGATGCAGTCAAGGTCATGTTGGAAGAGAAACCCAACACAGGCCCCGAATAGTTGCGCTTGGACAACTCGACAAACTCAGTCGTGGCCAGGTTCTTGGTCGCGTCGTTGACTTTCTGCGTCGGCCCGGTTGGCGTACCAGTAAAGGCTGGGCTGTTGACTGGGGCCAGTCCGCTCACTGCCCGCTGCACAAATGCGGAGTTGACCGCAGTCTGCGAATTATCGGACGCGCCGGGAGTAGGCACGGTCGGCTTGCCGGTGAAGCCTGGATTATTCAGTGGTGCAAGCGGTGTACAGGCTTCCTGCAACTGGTCGACCGTGACCGTTTCCTTGAGCTTTCCGCAGGTGCTTACAAACCACGCAGTGCCGGAGGCCGAAAGCTCGATCCACTCATAGGCCTGCAGCGTCATCTTGGCGACTGACGCCCCCTCTTCAACAATCGACCCGCCAGTAACGGCGAGCGTCTGTGTTGAGGCCCTGGGGTTGCGTAAGGTCACCACCGAACCGTTAGGCACGTCAGCCGCTGACGGCAGCGTTACGGTCAGCCCATCCGCGTTGAACTGCAGCAAGGCACCAAGGTGGGTTGTCGTGTTCAGCGTCAGGCTCGTGGCCATACCCACGGCCTGCTGGGTCCGATAGCTGCGCGAGTTGTTGTTAATCGCAGCAATCATGCTGTCGCTGAATGAAGCCAAGGCATCCGAGATGACCTTACCAATCTCGTTCAGCGTGCCGCGCTGGTTGATAAAGTAATTCGAGGTCGACGCCTGCAGCTCGATCCACTCGCCAGGCTGAATCACCACTGCAGAAACCGCGTTGTTCTTCTCGTAAATCTTGCCGCTACCTACGGCTACGGTTACCCCGCCTGAGCTGACGTTACGGATAACGAAAGTGCCACCTGACCCGGCATCAGCCGATGCGGGCAGTGTCACCGTAACCGGCCCGGTCACGTTGAACGCATAGCCCGTCTGAGAACCGGTCAACGTGATATCCGCGCCGATGCCCACCACGTTACCGCTGTAGCTGCGCTTAAAGGCATTCACCGCCTGCAGCAGCGCTGCCATGTTCGCAACTTGAGTGCTGTTGGTACCCAGCCCGGCAGTGGGTGCTGTCGGCGTTCCCGTAAAGCCCGGCGAGTCAAGGCGCGCCACCTGCTGCCAATCGGCCCAGGTGCCTGCAGCCTTGGTTCGCCAGAAAAATCGCGCATTGACGATGCTGCCACTGCAGCCAGCAGCCAGCTGGAAGCAGCCTGTCTGGTTGAACTGGATATGAAGCAACGCCATAGATG